CCTCCTGTTACTATACAAGAGGCTTACATTGATTCTGTTGGCTCTAAATCATGGCGTGAAAACTATGGTGGTCAATGGTATCGTGATGAGGTTCTACAAGGTACATGGGATGGATGGGGTAACTACAGAGGTCTATGGTTCTTTGGTAATAAGTTGGACTTCCTTAAAGGCAAAACTATCCTTGATATGCAAATCAGCATAGGACGTACTAACGGTGGTGGTTACAGCTCTGCACAACAAGTTAGTATCCGTAACCACAATGAAGCTAGTCAGCCATCAGGTATGCCATACCTAGGCAGTCCTGTTACAGGTAACTACTTTGCATGGGGAGAGCGTAAGTGGATTAATGTTAAGGCACTTGCAGGTAACTTCTCTTCAGGTAACGCTAGAGGTTTCGGTATATATGCAGACGCTGCCTCTCCTTATATGATATTCGATGGCTGGGCACAGGTTTGGGTTAAGTATCAATAAGTTGATTTTTATAATGGAGGGGTTAATACAACCCTCCATCTACATATAGGAAGGAGTGGTGACAGTGAAAGTACTAATTTACACTATAGTTAATGGTGAAGCAGTTAAAGGTATGAGGTTAGAGGGTCTTCAAAACATTAGAGTATCTGATGATGAAAAGAACATCTACCACTCTACAGGAACGGTCGAAGGTATTAGCGGTAGCTTACTTATTCTTCCAGACGATGTAGACTTTGACTCCTCTTTCTTAGACTTGAAGCGTAGAGCTTATTCTATATCTCTGTTTAAGGGAGACAATCCTATGGATAGTTTCAAGCAGATGATAGATATGGTTCAGATGATGAGTGGCTTCCAATCACAACAGACTATGGAAATAGACGCTAAAACAGAAGTTCTGCAAGGTGTCTGTGACTATGTTATCTCTGCTGTAGAGGGGATGCAAGCTCAGATAGAGGAACAAGCTAAACGTATTAATGAGTTAGAGAAGAAACAACCTATCCAACCTATTACGAAATAAAAGGGGTGTAAGCAATGGCTGAATTAACTAATGGAACAGGTAGTTCTACTAATGGTATCGGAGGAAAGCTAGTTGGCGATGAATGGTATCCTTACTATGAGCCAGGCTGGACTGCTAAAGACCAAGCATGGTGTTGTGGCTTAGTAAACCGCTACAAGGTGCCTATCACAGTTATAACTCCATTATATCGTTACCTTATTGAACAAGGTAAGTGTAACACTTTTGAAGTTGAGTACCAACGCTATAAAGAGTTCCTAGCAGAACATGGCATCGACCCAATGAATCCTAGATAACTCTTACAAAACAGACGGACACCTCTACATAGGGGTGTCCTTTGTTTTTTACAATTTTATTAGTGTACACTTTCTATGGAGGGGTAAATATGTATCTTGACTATCAAGTTAGGAGAAAGGAGGGCACAATGGGACACTATGTAATGAAAGCATTCGAGGGTTTCGAATGGAAAATCCTAGCGAGCGTTTTTGGAACGGTTGTTGCATATATAGAGGGATTCTATACGGAGTTAATCTGGTCATTCTTAGCACTTTTTACACTAGACCTTATTACTGGCATAATGAAATCTAAACGGAATGGTATCCCTATTAGTAGTAAAAGGCTAAGAGACTCGGTTAGTAAGCTAGGAGCTTACATTATTCTCATTACAGCCCTAATTATAGCTAGTAAGATGGAAACACAGTTCGTTCCAGTAGTGACACTAGCATACTACTATTTTATTTTTACTGAGTTTAAGTCTATTATTGAAAATGTAGAAGAAATGGGTCTTAAAGTACCTGGCTTTTTAAAGTCTAAGGTAGATGAGCAGATACCACAAGACTCTACAGAGGAAGAAAAAGAAAGGGGAGATAAATAATGGTAGCATGGAGAGACGACTTTATTCGTATCAATCAATATTCTAGACCAGGTACTAAGCTGACAGCTGTACGTAAGATTATCTTACATTACACTGCTAACCCAGGAGCTAGTGCTGCTAACCATCAACGCTATTTTAATAATCTCACTGATCGTTATGCATCAGCTAGCTTATTTGTAGACAAAATTGAAGCAATCTGCATTATTCCACTAGATGAAGTAACTTATCAAGCTAATGACGGGTCATACAGAGGAGTAGAGGCATTAAAGCCTAATGCTAACTTCTTATCAGTTGGTGTGGAAATGTGCCAAGAGCCTGATGGTAGCTTCCACCCTGACACAGTTACACGTGCAGTAAATGTTTGTGCAGACCTGTGCCGTAAGTTCGGTTTATCTGCTTCTGACATTGTACGACACTATGATGTAACTCATAAGTACTGTCCTGGTCCATATGTAGATAATCCTGCATTATTTACTGCTTTCAAGAATCGTGTATCTGATGTATTAGGTGGCGGTTCTGGTGGGGGTACTGGTGGAAACACTGGTGGCGGTACAACTACACCTCCTACTGGCGGTGGAAGTAACGGTATCGGTACAGCTTATATCACAGGCACTAACGTAAACTTACGTAGTGGTCCAGGTACTGACTATTCTGTACTACGTCAGTTAAATGCTGGCGAAAGCTATATCGTTTGGGCAGAGGTTAATGGATGGCTAAACTTAGGTGGAGACCAATGGGTTAAGAACGATTCTTCATTCTTACGTTTCGAGCGTACTAGTGGAGGTTCTACAGGTGGTTCTACTGGAGGTTCTGGTTCTACTAACGCTGGCAAACGAGTAGTATCAAAAGTGGATGGCTTAAACTTCTACAGCCGACCTACATGGGATAAAACTTATGTTGTTGGTCAATGTAATGCAGGTGAGGGCTTCACTATTGTTACTAAGGTGCCAGTAGATGACGCTTATCAGTACAAAGTGCAGAACTCCAAAGGTGCGACTTACTATATCACTGCTAGCTCCACTTATGTGGAAGTTAGATAGGAGGGCTTTTAAATGAACTTGTTAGACTTAGTAACTCAAATTGGTGCTGAGGTAGTCACTATACTAGTGGGTGCCTTACTAGCACTAGTATTAGATCAAGGTAGACGTCTATTGAAACGTGCTAAGCAGAAGGATGAGCTTGGTATCATCGACTCTATCACAAACCAAGTGGTTGAATATGCAGAAGCAGAGCTAAAAGGTAAGAAGGGTATTGAGAAACGTGATTGGGCGGTTGACCAAGCCTTACACATTTTAGCAACTAAAGGCATACACTTGAGTCAGGAAGAAGTTATTGCAGGGATTGAAAATGGTGTACGGAAGTTGAAGGACAAAGATGACCTCTCAATTGACGGTTTAAGCCACAAATAATCTAGCAAAAAACCCTTGAATTAGACGATTCAAGGGTTTTTCTATGTCCGAAATTTGGAGGAAATTCACCTAGAACATTACTAGCAACCTATTCTTCCCAATGTCACCGCTATGGCTCTATATGAAAAACCTCTGAGGAAAAAAGAAATGAGGAAAGAAGGTGAAAAGTCTATTCGGGGTGGTTATTTTAAATAGGAAATAATTTTGGAGGTGTTACATATGGCGACTATCGAAATAGGTAATTTACAATCGGTTGTCATTGATGCAAGTACAAAAGCTCTAAAGTTGGTGGATAGTACACTCTCGGTAGAAACACCAGGCTACCAGTTCACTCCATTGTATAGAAATGGGACATGGGATGGACAGACAAGGTTCTTCAGCATGAAGACTAAGAAATTTCCTAGCGGTTTATTATCCAAAGTTGTGTGGGCGTTGGAAAAAGCAGGTGAAACGGTAGACGTAGTTGACAAACGAAAACAGATAGACGTTTCTCTACCAAGTGAAATCCAGTTAAGAGATGAGAAGATTGGTCACATTACTTTACGTGATTACCAGTATGATGCTGTACAATCTGCACTCAAAGCTACTAGAGGGATAGTGAACATTGCAACTAACGGTGGTAAGACAGAGGTAGCAGCAGGCATCATCAAGTGTATTCTACCTAGTTTAAAGTCAGACCAACGCATACTATTCTTCACTCACGCTAAAGAGATATTCTCACAATCTCATAAAAGGTTGGAAGAGAGATTAGGAATCAAGGTTGGTAGAATTGGTACTGGTGTATGGGATGTTCAGCAGGTCAATATTGTGATGATACCAACTGTATCAAAGTATCTGAATCCTAAAAAGATTCCTAAGAATATGAACAAGGAGAAGTATCTAGATACATGTAAAGCAACTGCTGAACTACTTAAATCTTGTCACTGTTTCCTAGGGGATGAGGCACATCACTCATCATCTGATACATGGTATAAGCTGTTCATGAAACTGGATAATGCATACTTCAGATTTGGTTTAACTGGTACTGTGGATGAGTCTAACCAGATTAATGTTAAGAGACTGCTTGGATGTACTGGAAGGATTGTCATCAAGATATCTAATGATTTCTTAATCCAACAAGGGTTCTCTGCTAAACCAACAATTTACATGTTGCCAGTAGATACTGATGTGATTGAGAATGAAACGTACTCTGATTCTCGTAAGATGGGTATCATCTCTAATGTAGACAGAAACACGGTGTTAGCTGATAAGGTCAGTGAGAGGGTGGATTTCGGGAAACAGTGTTTAATTATAGTGAACGAAACCGAACATGGAGACATTGTATCTGAACTACTGGAGGAGTATGAAATAGACCACAGATTTGTACATGGAGACAGAACTACTAAGTTTAGAGAGGAAGCCTTACAAGACTTCACTGAAGGTAGATTCCCAGTTATGGTAGCTACATCTATACTGGATGAGGGAGTTGATATTTCTGGTATCAACTGTTTATTCTTAGCTGCTGGTGGGAAGTCCATGAGACAACTGTTACAAAGAATAGGTAGAGGTCTAAGAAAGAAAGCTGATGGTTCAGGTATTGAGGTTTATGACTTCTTGGATTACCACAATGAATACTTAGCTGAACACACTTTAGACCGCTATGAGACATACAAAAATGAAGCGTTCCATATAGTGAAACTGGGCTGAGAAGTCCAGTTTTCTGTATGAAAAGGACACTGCTCGTAGGGGTGTTCCATGGATGTGAGTTTAATTTTTAGTTACTAACGTAACTAAAAATTATAAAGAGTATTTATTTATAAAGGTTAATATAAAAGAGAAAACTTTTAAAGGTTACCTTTAAATAATTAAAAAATTTAAAGAAAAAAGGGAGGCAAAAGCCCTACACTCCGTAGTTCGAGCGGTCGTTCAGTGGACAGCTTTTATATGAGAGGACAGTGTTTAGTATGGCAAAGAGGAAACCAAAGGTTATAACGAGGGTACCTATCATACGGAAAGCTATAATATTACCGAAAGAGGTGAAGGCATATTTAAGACTATTACAAATGCAAGAAGAGACTAGAGAAGATGACATTCTAGAGATTGTAAGGCATTATGAGATGTTGGCACGAAAGGTAATAGGGAAGGCTGGTTACTCAGTTGTATCCCATAAAGAGCCTACAAAGAGCAAGAGATGGATACACTTTGAAAGAGTATACGAAATATGTAGAATGCAACAGTGGGATGGAAAGTTATATATTGAATCCCAGTTTCAGAGATTAGGTGGAATACCAATGGCTCATATGATGTATTCCGTTCGTGCCTTGAGATACTTCACAAACTATCTGGCAGATATCAAACGTAAGTCAGAGAAGGACGTGGGTGGCAAGAAAAAAGAAAAAGGAAGACAGACTCTCAGCAGTAGGGAAGAAGTGATTGAGGGTGTAATCTCCTCTGCGGAGACTCTAAACACCTACATCAAGCAGTCTATTATGGATGACAAAGCCCAGTACAAGGCTATCAAAATCTATCAGGCTTGGAGGGAGTTGTCCCCATACTATCTATGGTCAGTGCCTTGGTTTCATGATGTTGTATCCACAATGACAGGAGATTCCAATAGGGAGAAGCTGGTTATGAAGGAGTTTAACATGATTCACGAGTCCAAGACGTTACAGGAACTCATAGAAAAGACTGTGAAAGAAGTAGAGTCTCACTTTAGTATTCCTCCTAACATCAAACTGGGATAGGCAAGAGAGGACTTTTGGGGTCTTCTCTTTTATTAAGTCGGAGGACAGTTTGAAGGGGGTAGCATATTGCATGCCTGAAACATATGAATTTTCAGAATCGTTCCAGTCTAAGATACTGGCACTAATGGCACGTGACAAAGTTTTCTACATTACATTTAGAGAAGTACTAAAACCTAAGTTTCTTAGGAAAGACATTCATATTGACATGGCTCGTATCATTCAAGAACACTATGAGAAAGAGTCAGACCGTGCTACTAAGAAAGGCACTGACGTTAACCCTCCAACTACAGAGGTACTTTGGGAAGAGGTAAGGAAACTTACCAAGAATAATAAACTCAAAGCTAAGATAAAAGACCAGTATGAAGATTGTATACTGGATATATTTGATGCTGACCTGTCAGATGCGGAGTATATAAAGGACAATGTTATTGCATTTGGTAGGCGTTCTGCAATTGAACAGGCTATCTGGGACTCTGTAGGGTTGCTGGAAAAGGGTACATCAGAGGATTTCAATAAGATAGAAGACCTGGTAGGTAAAGCTCTTAGAATAGGTGAAGACATTGGTGACTTGGGTACAGATTACTACTCCAATGCTCAAGAACGTATTGAGAACTATCGTGAGGGTACGGATGGTGTTCGTAGGATTCCAACAGGGATATCTGGTGTAGATAATATTCTACATGGGGGTCTTGGTGGAGGAGAACTAGGGGTTGTTATCGCACCTCCTAACCGTGGTAAATCTATTGCATTGATTAACATTGGTGCAGGAGCAGTACTAGAAGGTTACAACGTAGTACACTTCACACTAGAGATGCCAGAGAAACAGGTTACTAAGCGTTATGACCAACGCTTAATGGGTAAATCATTCGAGTATATGAAAGATAACCCAGACAAGATACTTAAAGCGATTATGAATATGCAGAAGACTAAGAGAGGTCAACTGTTCGTTAAGAAGTACAAGACTAATGATTGTACGGTACACACAATGCGTTCATACCTTACTAGGTTATGGATGGAGAAAGGCATTAAGCCTGACGTTATTATTGTCGATTACGGTGACCTTGTACAACCACGTAGAACATACGCTGACAAGCGTTTCGAGTTAGAGTCTGTGTACTTAGACTTACGTGACTTAGCAGCTGAATATGACTGTCCAGTGTGGACTGCATCACAGGCTAACCGTGGAGCACTAGACAAGAAGGTTATCACAATTGGTGACTTAGCAGAGGCATTCAATAAAGCTAACATTGCAGACTTTATGATGGCTCTATGTCAGACTACGGAAGAAAAAGAAGATGGCGAAATGCGTATCTATATCTCTAAACACAGGGATGGTGAAGCCAATATATCCATCAATAATGAAATAGACTACGCTACGATGACCTTGAGTTCATACGAATAGGGAGGATTTATATGGGAATAGTGACGGAGAAGGTACCACCATTAAAACTACTAGGTAAAGAGGGAGCAGACTTAAACTACTGGAGTTTTCTAGGAAATATCCATCACAACCCTATGGTTGTGGAGACTCCATGCTCTAAGTGTTACTCTAAGAGCATAAATGTTAATTCTATTCTGGCAGGTGAGGTAACAAATCCTATCTTTAATAGAGTTATAATGAATGCTATTAAAACTACTGAGGGTATATACTATGTGGGTGGTTGTGGTGAGTGTGGTACTGTTTACTGGGGGAAAGGGGAATAGTCAATGTTAGAACATGGAACTACTCTAAAGGAACACTTTGCAGCTATCGTAGGTATGATAAGAGAGGGAACAGTTGATAGTTACGATATAACTATGAGAACTGAATCAGCCCACTTTGAGGACTACCTAAAGAAGGAACGTATCAGATACAGTAAAACTGTTAGTTATGGTACGGGGATTGGCTCTTTACCTATTAACACATTTAGACTGGAGGAATAAATAATGAATTGTCCAAGTTGTAAAAAGCGTGGACACAACGTAGAGGTTATCAACAGTGGTAACCTCTATCGTTGTTTAAGATGCTTAAAAGATACCACGGAGAAGGAATTCAAAGAATCCCTTTCTTTAAAGGGAAGGGGCAAGGTTCTCTTGTGTACCATCCATGGAAGGACGGTTATGCCTGATGCTGACGTACAACTGTTAGCAGTAGGAAAACCTAAGGGTAGAACTTATTTCCAGTGGTGGGAGCATAAGCCAGGACTAGCACCTACTAGAGAGCTTGTCACGTTCACCAAGGAGCATAATAGAAAAGGTAGACTGGATGGGTGGTTTGAACGCTACACTGAAAGCCTACTAGCTGAATGGGAAGAGCGTGGAGACTTCTTTAGTCAGTTTAGCGAGGTTATTTATTGGTTGACAGAAGGTAAGACAGTGGCGATAGCTTGTTACTGTGATCATCGTAAGCGACCTGTGTGTCATCTGAGCATTTTGAGAGGTTTAATAGAGGACTTTGGTTTTACTGTAGAAGAGGCAGAACCAATACAATATAAATAGGAGGGGTCAAGATGAGTATGGTGCGTATTGAGTTAAACGAGATACGTAAGGGGACTATTAAAAGTTTTGTTGAAGCGTGGTCAGATGTAGAAGACAGAAGTGCTACAGACTGGGGTATAAAGGCTGGCTTAGGATGGGTAGTACGCAAGCTACACATAGAAGAGTTTATCCATGAGCCAGGTGAGATTGTAGTAGATGTTCCTTTGTCCATCATTGAAGAGTGTAGGAAAGAGTGGAAAGAAAACTCCATAAATGCCTACTGGAATTTAGGCTACGCAAGGGCAATTTTTACAGTATTCATGACTCTAGGCTTAAAGGTTGAGCCAGACCCAGAGCCTATAGAATATATAACAAATTACTACAATAAATAGGAGATGATACCATGAAGTACGCAATATCAGCAGACGTGCATGGACACATATACCCAGAGCACAATAAACCATCTGACCTTACAGGGTCTACACGATTAGATAGAATTATTCTATCTTTACGATACAAGAAAGAGTACTGTTTAGCTAACGGTATTAAGCACATGATGTTTGCAGGAGACTTATACCACCAGAGAGCAAGAGTACATACAGTGGTTTACAATAGTCTACGTGATGAAATTAAGGCTATAGGTGAAGCAGGTATTGAGGTGCTGATGATTCCTGGTAACCATGACCAAATAGATAACAGTGACTTCCCACAACACTCACTACACTCGTTTAGAGAGTTAGACAACATAACAGTTGTTGATGACTACCGCATAGTGAAGTTTGGGGACGCTGATGTAGTGTGTGTACCTTATAGCAAGAATGCACAGATGATTAAGACCTTCCTTGAGTCTATACCTACTGACTTAGAGAATCCTATCCTATTAGGACACATGGGAATCAGTGGTGGGTTCGTAGGTAATGGTAACTTCCCTATGGCTGATGCCTTTACTGTAGAGGACTTGAGACCTGACCTGTTCAAATATGTATTCTTGGGTCACTTCCATATGTATCAACTACTAGGAGGTCACCCTCATGTAATGTATGTTGGCTCTCCACTAGAGCATAGTCATGGAGATGAAGGAGAGGACAAGGGCTTTGTAGTAGCAGACACTAGCAAACGCTTTGATACTAAGCTGATACCTATCCCTAATCCTAAATTCCTAACCTTAGACAGAGACGCTATCATGGATGGAGCGGTATTGGAAGAACATGCTAGACTGGGTAACTATCTACGCTTTGAGCTAAATGCTGAAGATGCAGCATGGCTATCATCAGTAGCTCCTGTGAACTTGTTGTATAAGGTCATCCTAAAGAAAGAATACAAGGAAGAGCTAAGAGTCCCTGTTAAAATAGGAATGAGCTTTGAGGATATTATAACTAAGTACGCTGAAGAATATGACCCAGATGCTTTGGAGCTAGGGTTAGAAATACTTCAAAGGGTACAGCAAGCGAAAGGGGTGTAACTGATGTGTACTACATGTGTACGTCAACCTGTTAAAGTCAAACGTAAAGCTATAACATATTTCACAGACCACGGTATAGGGAACGGTAAGTGGTTTGCATTCCCTAAACCAGAGGATGAGAGACCTCCTAGACTTACTAGGAAATTACAAAATAATGAGAAACTTATATGGTGTCCCTGGTGTGCAGAGTACACCATCTACAAGAAAAAGCGTTCAGATACTAACTTCAACTGTACTGGTTGGTGTGGTTGGGGCAACACTGGAGAGTTCTATGTAAACAAGTATAACGATTTATGGTTTGATGATGTGCCTACAGCAGACCTTAAGAAAGTGGTTATGCCAGCTCCAGCTAAACCTAGAGGTGGTAAGAAACGGAGGGGTTAAGGTGAAGATAGTTAAACAGGATAAAGGTAAAGTCATCGTGGAACTAAACCCTATAGAAGCAGAAATGTTTCAAAAGAGTATGGTAAGACATGCCAAGATGTTAAATAAAAAGTGGGAAGCCCTAGAGACAAAAATACCTGAGGAGTTTCTGTACCACGCTGCTAGAAAAGACAATGCAGATGGCTTGAAGCGTAAATTCGGTATAATAGTCAATAGATTTAGAGAATGGGGAGTCCTAAAGTAGCGGTTGAGAAAATTCTCAATCGCTTTCTTTTTTATTTGTGAAGGGCGAACGACATACGGGAAGGTGATAGAATGATAATTGGAGAGGTTATAGCTGAAGTGGTCGTAGCCATTCTGGAACTTGTAGGAGTAGTTATTGAGTCTAAGAGTAACAAGGAGGAAGAGGAATGAGACTAGGTGAATTAGAAGTACAGAATTTTCTATCTATTCAAGAAGCATCAATAGACCTCTCTAATAAGGGGTTAGTGCTTGTACAGGG